GCCATGGCTTCGTTGTAAGCCTTGTTCGCGGGCGCCATGACTTCGTTGTAAGCCTTGTTCGCGGGCGCCATGACTTCGTTGTAAGCCTTGTTCGCGGGCACCATGACTTCTTTGTAAGCCTTGTTCGCGGGCGCCATGACTTCTTTGTAAGCCTTGTTCGCGGGCGCCATGACTTCTTTGTAAGCCTTGTTCGCGGTAGGAGAAAGCAGCTCTCTTGCTGCCCAATTTAGATTAAATCTGGCCCCGTATTTCAGGCACACGGTTTTGGTGACGCTGACCCGTTCGCCGAAAAGCTTTTTGAACAGTGCGATCTGATCGGGGCAAGCTCCGTGTTCCTTGAGCTGTTTAAGAGTGATGATCATGATCGTCTTGCGCTTGACGATCTTGGCGCCGGTCGTCTTGATGGTTTGTGCGTCGAATTGGGATGATAGATTCGTACGAGGCATGTAGTTTCCTTTCGCCAGTTTAGGGACTATTCCCTGACGCCTTAAGCCCGGTAAGACCGATTTTTGCGGTCTGCCGGGCGAAAGCGAGCCAATAGGAAGGCCCGTGGTGCGTTAAAAAGAAGTGGGCGCTGGGTAAGTGACCCTCATTTTTGGGATGTTCGCCAGTCGTCGGCGTACGGTCGCAATTTTGGGATGTTCGCCAGCCGTCGGCGCGCGGTCGCAATTGCTTCGCGGACCATTTGCGGGAAATAAGCACCGTAGTTGCACCCGTCGCGGCGCGACTTGGCTGCTATCCCGTAGTGCTCAGTGAAAAAGTCGTTGGGGTCCGCGTATACGCAACCGCCAAGATAGTCCGCGCCAAGCTCGCAGCCTTTGTATTTCACAAGTACTGTAGTTTGAAATGCTGTGTACTCGCCGTTTGCAAGTTTCTCTTTCGCTTCGCCGTCATCATCCCATGACAAATCCATGTCTTCGTCCGGTTCGATGTATGCGCGAACAACGAAGTTTTTTGTTCTGAATGTGTACATGATCTCTTTCATAATATCCTCAATTGTTATGGTTGCGATGGTTGTCAAGATAGCAGGTTTTTATATAAACCCGTAATCACGAATTGTTACGTGCGAAGCTGAAACGGGCATTGAGCCGTTCCAGGCGCTAAGTTATCGCCCCAAGTCCTCTTCCCGCACCACCATGCGGAGCCAGTTCGCATCCCAATAGAAACCGTCCGGAAGCGGTTTAGCGACGATTGCATGCGCTCCAGGGGGCAGGGGGCGGGGAAAGGCGATGGCCGAATTAAACCCTTCCATGGGTTCCGTAGCCTCGCTGAAGACGATTGTGGGCCATGGTTTGCCGAAACCTGCAGCTTCGAACCTGACGCCTTCGGGCGACGTCCAGGCCGCAGGCACGTGGTCGGCACGGTAATAGTCCTGCATTGCCCTGACGCCCGGATGCTTCACACCGTCCTCAAAGTCCCGCAGCGCCTTTGCGTACCAGTGGCTTTGCAACAGGTCCGGATGCGCGGCGCGAGCCGCGGTGCTGTTGGCATTGAACCAGCAACAGCCGTCGAAACCAAGCAGGCCCCGCCGCGCCAGACTGTTGGGGTGCAAGGGCGAGGGAATGTAGCCGGCGACGTCGCGCCTGAAAGTGAAGAGATGCGGGAACGCCGCAGGCGTGATCTTGCTTGTCTGGTCTTCCTGGAGCTTTGCAGCAATCGGCGCCAGCTTCTCCAGCTGCACCATGAGATCGTCAGGGATTGCAAATGTCCCCTGCTCCCAGTTGATGATCGTCTGCCGGGAGCGGCTTAACAGCTTCCCAAGGTCGGCTTGCGTGAGACAGCGCCCTTTGCGCCAAGCTATCAGTTCTTCTCTTGTCATTGGATTGTCCTTTTGAGTTGTGAAGTTACCTTCCGTAAAGCGCTGGCTTTACAATGTCAAGCAAATCGCTTTACAATGTCAAGCAAATCGCTTTACAATGTCAAGTTTTTCCTTTACATCGCAAGCCTGACGAGAGGTATCATAATGGGGCATTTTTTGGTGCTACACTTCACACATCTGAAATGCTACACTCCACACTAGAACGAAAAACACCAACGATATCACAAACTAGTAACTATTTCGCGTTTTGAGAGAATAAGCCTTAGGGAGCTTTACACCAAGTAAAGCTGCTTTACTTTACATCGCGTCACGGGATATTAATATATTGTTTTACTATATTAATGGAATATTAAGATTGTGAAAACAATAAAAGAATGGAGTTACAATGGCTTCGAACTATGTTTTAGAACTTAACGACAATTGATGTGTTACGAATATTAAATATAATAACACCCATCACATCGCTTGTAACCCCTTGATATTGCAGGCGGAGTATTGGAGTACCATGCCTAACTTCACATGGTTTTTTGTATAAATATCGCTTATATAAACTCGGGAGAGCCGAGGGCCGGGACGCGCGAAGTCGTTTTTTATCCCTCAAAACTAATGCCGCGCCAAAAGCGCCACGGGTCCAATACCCTACTTCACAACCCTAACACCGATTTTTATATACATCCCTCGCAGCAAAACGCCCGCAGGGAGGGGGATCTCTGCAGGCGTCTCGCGCTCTCAACCCGCCGATCAGTGAGGAGTGATCAGCAATCACACCTTAGCGGTTTCGGCGCGTTCTGGCAACACCCCTATGTGGATGACATCGCCGCCGGCCGAGAACCGTACCTGGCGGGTGATGCCGTCTTCGGTGATCTCGATAACCGGCCGAGCCCAATGGTTCCCCGACAATCTGAATTCGACGCGCGTATTTCCTATGAGCACCGTCTGAGGCTTGACGCACCAGAGCATGGAGCCCTCCAGACCTTGACTTGACAACCTTCGCGAGGCGTGTCTTGATTGCCACAAGGGAAGGGAGCCGTCAACATGCCGCGCATGGTCGCCAACCTCAACTCGACTGCGCTGGTTCGTGCCGAGTTCGAGCAGGACGAGACCAGTGCCGATCGCGGGCGGCTTGACATCGAGTTCACCTCTGGACAGTCTTATAGCTTCGAGAACGTGCCGCAGCGTGTGTTCGAGGAGTTGCGTGACGCACGCTCTCCGGGCACCTACTATCACCAGCACATCCGCGATAGGTATTGACCCCATGTCGGATCAAACCCCCCAGCCATACGCATGGACGACCAAGGGACCGGCCTTGATCGCGGGTCTAGTTCTGATCGCCGGCGGCTTCCTGTTCATGCACGGCAGGTGGAGATGGAGCATTCCGCTGGGGCTGGCGGCGGGCATCGTCGGCGTCATGCTGGTTTTGTACTCGACTAGAGTGCAAGGCTGGTGTGCCCCGGCAAACGCTGCCGCGTTCGGCAAGGAGTGGGGACCGAGCTTCTGGCACGGGCCATCCGCGTGGGACTGCTGGCACCTGGTGAACCCGCTTACGCCAAAGGGGCGGTAACATGCGCGACGCCGACAGCTGGTACATCTTCGTTCCCGATCCACTTCAACCCGACAAATGGGAGGTACGCTACTATGAGCAAGAAGGGCAAGCCAAAGGGTGCGATCCGCGGCGACATGGCCAGGCAGCCGATGAAGCGGTCGGGAAATCTTAAGAACGTGCCCGCCAAGATGGGGCGGCAGAACAGGCAGCCACGCCCCGCGAGGACGTCAGGCGCGAGGGGGCGATGAGCTTGCTGGATATCGCGCTCAAGCTGGCGGGGATGCCGCAGGCCACGATCGACGAGCTTGACAGGAGCATGCCGGGATTGGCACGGCTGGCGGTCGTGGCGCGCAACGCCGAGCCGCTGCTGACGCAGGCCAAGCCGCACCTCGACGCGCTGCTGCCGATCGCGGCAAAGCTTTGGCCCCAGCTGCAGGCGGCGTGGCCGGACATCGTGGCGGTAACGCCGACGATCGAGCAGCTGATCGAGTTTGCGAAGTCGAGGGAGTAGGGCATGCCGCGCAAGTACGAGGCGATCCGCGACAAGCTGAAGGCGCAAGGCAAGTCGGACAAGGTCGCAAAGAAGTCCGCGGCGCGCATCTTCAATTCACAGCGCAAGCGGGGACAAAAGCCCGTGACGCGAGGCAGCAAATGAGCGTCATCACCCTTGAGGACGTGGTGCGCGATGCCATCGACGACGGCTTCAAGCAGGTGGTGGCGCAACTGACGAAAAATCGCATCGATGGCACCATGAGCGAGCAGAAGTTTTCCGGCGTCGTATTCGACGCACTGAAGCAGCGCAGAAGCGCAATCGACGCCGTGAACAAGCTGTTGGGCATCAATGTCGATCAAGCCGGAAAGTGAGCAGGAGGAGCTGATCGTCCGGCTGGGGAAGGACCATCGCCTTGCGCACCAGACCCTGTTCCAGCATCGCCACCCGGACGAGACGCCGCGTTTTCATTTCGAGATCATCGACGATCTGCATGGGCCTTCTCGCCGGGTACTTGAGCTGGCCTTTCGCGGCGCCGGCAAGTCTACCCTTGCCGAAGAATACATCTGCATCGACGCCTGTTATCGTCGCTTCAGGAACTTCATCATCATCGGCGAGAGCTTTACCCGCGCCGCGGAGCGACTGTCTGCCGTCAAGCACGAACTCGATTTCAATGAGCACCTCAGAACATTGTTTGGGGATCTTCACGGATCGACCTGGAACGAGGACAAGATAGAACTTGCCAATGGCTGTGTTATCCAGGCGTTCGGCCGCGGCATGTCGCTGCGCGGTGTCAAGCACAACGACGTGCGTCCCGACGCCTGCCTGATCGACGACATCGAGGACGAGGATAGTGTCAACACCCCCGAAGGACGAGACAAGACGCAAGCATGGCTCATGCGGACTTTACTCCCCGCGCTTGCCCCTGGAGCCAAGGTGCGGATGCTCGCCAACATGCTTGATCCTGACTGTCTCGCGGTCCGGCTTCGCAAGTCAGGAGTGTGGACGGTGCGGGAGTATCCATGGGAGCATATCTCTCCCGCGGGAAAACGTCTCGCCACTTGGCCTGCGAGGTTTCCGCTCGCGCATATCGACGAGGTTAAAAAAGAGTACGAGCAGGCCGGGATGTTGAACGAGTATCAGCAGGAGTACATGGTGGAGGCAACCGATCCATCGACTCGCGCGTTTACCAACTCGCTGATAAGGGTGGTGCCCCGCGCGCGCAAGTGGGAACCGACTTACGCGATGTACGACCCCGCGCGCAGCGTCAAGGCAACGTCGGCACATACGGGCAAGGTAGTATTTTCGTGGGTAGGAACGAAGCTGATCGTATGGGAAGGGGAGGGCGAGCTATGGATGCCGGACAAGATCATCGAGGACATGTTTCAAACATTTGCCACGTACGCGCCTATAGAAATTGGCGTGGAGAAAGTAGGCTTAGAAGAGTTCATCATGCAGCCTCTGAGGGCGGAACAGACGAGGCGCCACGAGATAATCCCGGTCAGGGTCATGCCTGCGCCTGTCGGGAAATTGGCATTCATCCGCAGTTTGCAGCCATTTTTTGCGTCTGGCGAAGTCGAGTTTGCGAAAGACTTGCCCACCCTGAAGCAACAACTGTTATCGTTTCCGACGGGCAGGATTGACGTTCCCAACGCGCTTGCGTACGCGCTGCGCATGAGACCGGGGTTGCCGCTCTATGAAAACTTCAGTCACCGGAACATTGTTGAGGAGCTTCCTGTATTGCGGCAGTCCAATTGCTATCTGGCAGTTGGCGCAACCCGACAATACACCACTGCGGTATTGTGTCAGGTATCAGGGACAGGACTACGTGTTGTCAAGGATTGGGTTCGAGAGGGTGATCCAGGCAACACGATTGAAGACATCTTTAGCGAGACGAAGCTGATCGCCTCTCGCTTCGACGTGTTCGCGCAAGCCCCCAAATCCTACGACGCGATAGGGCTGGCGCCCGCGGTCCGCGCCGCGCGACACACGCTAAGGACTGCGGGTGATCCGGCACAGGGGCGCACGATCCTGCGCGCCAAGATCGACGCACTCACTCACGGCGCGCCGGCTCTACAGGTATCGACCGCGGCCAAGTGGACCCTCAACGGCTTTGCCGGCGGCTACACGCGCACGGTCAAGCAGGGGGCTCACGACGTGCAGGGCGTGGCCGATGAGGGGCCTTATAAAACGCTGATGGAGGGGCTGGAGGCGTTCGTGGCGGTCACGAGCGGGGCGCTTGAGAGGGATGGCCAGGACACCCCGAACTATGATATAGACGCTTCGGGCCGGCGCTTCTTGTCGGCGCGAGCACGCCACCATGGCACGTAAACCCAAGCCTGATCTAAAGATCGTCGATGACGATCGCCCGCAAGATGACCCTAACGCGCCGCAGATCGGTGAAGAGGGCGGCGATGATCCGGAAGCGAAGGAACGCGCAAAGGCTGCGCGAGATCGCGACGAGGAACTGTCGGGCGACAAGGACATCGCGGAAAAATTCATCGAGCTGATGAAGGACGTCAGCCGCGGGTTTCAGGCGCAATGGGAGCGCGGCAACGACCAGCTCGACTATTGGGACCTGTACGATCTCGTTCTTGGGGGCAGGCAAGCCTACGCCGGCAACTCGCAAATTTATCTTCCGCTGGTGCGCCAGGCGATCAACGCGCGCAAGACGCGCTTCGTCAACCAGATATTCCCGCGTTCGGGCCGCAACGTCGATTGCATCACGTCCGACGATAAACCCTACGACATCATGGCGCTACTGGAGCACTACATCCGCAAGGCCAAGTTGCGCACGCAGGTGATGCCGGCCCTGATGAAGAACGGGGACATCGAGGGGCAGTACAATCTCTATGTTAGCTGGAGCAACAGCAAGCGTCATGTCGTGATCCGCAAGAAATCGGAGATCGACCTTGGCGACGACATGAAGGTGGAGGATCCCAGCGACGACGATGAAGAGGATATCGAGGAAGTAGAGACCGAGCATATGGAGCCTACCGTCGAGGTGCTGGCCGATGCCGACGTGCTGATCCTCCCCCACACGGCAAATAGCGTGGGTGACGCATTGGCGAAGGGCGGGTCCGCAACTATCATTCGACGCTGGAGCAAGGCACGTATTAAAAAGGCCATCGAGGACGAGGAGATCGACGCGGAGATCGGCGAAGACCTGATCGAGGAGATGGGCGACAGTAAGGAGAACCCCGGCGCGCCAGAGCCCAACAAGAAGCACGTCGATGCGGCCGGCATCACCACGACGGGCGGAAGTAAAGAGCTGGTGCTTTACGAGACCTGGACGAACATCAAGGTTGACGACGAGCTGCGCTTGGTTCGCGGGTACTACGCCGGGACCAAGGGAGACGAGGGCTCGACCGAGCGCGTTATGTCGATCAAGCGCGGGCCGTACTGGAACGACAAGTGTCCGCTGCTGTCGGCGCCGATCGACAAGATATCGGGCGTGTTCAAGGGGCAGTCGCAGTGCAAGCAGGTGTCGGATCTGCAGTACGCCGCCAACGACACCATTAACGAGGCGATGGACAGCGCGGCGTATGCGCTGATGCCGATCGTGATGACGGACCCGAGCAAGAACCCGCGTGTCGGATCAATGGTGTTGAACTTGGCGGCGATTTGGGAGACCAACCCGAACGACACCAAGTTTGCCCAGTTTCCTTCGCTGTGGAAGGACGGACTGACGATCGTGTCGGGGTTGAAGACCGAAGTGTTTCAGATCCTGTCGGTGTCGCCAGCGATGATGCCGCAGTCGAGCGGGCAGAAGAGTGGCAAGCGCAATCAGGCCGAGATCGCGCTCGAACAGCAGGTAGACGTGCTCTCGACCGCGGATGTTTGCACAAACCTCGAAGACGAGATTTTGACGCCGCTGTTGCGCTGGTTCGTCGAGCTTGACTATCAGTTCCGTCGCAAGGACATCACCGTCAAGCAGTACGGACAGATGGGGATTCGCGCCGCGATGCAGGAAGTCAAGCCGATCCAGAGCGATCGCCGGTACGAGTTTCGCTGGTTCGGGGTCGAGGCAGCGCGCAATGCTCAGATGATGCAGACACAGACGGCAGCGCTCAACGTTGTCAAGGGCATGCCACCGCAGACTTACGCGGGCTACGAGTTGAACCTGGTTCCTGTGATCAGCATGTGGCTGGAGAACGCTTTCGGTCCGCGCGTGACGCCCGAGATTTTCAAGAGCATCAAGGAGAAGTTTACGGTAGCTCCAGACATGGAGAACGAGTGGATGATGGAGGGGCTGGACCTCCCGATCCACGAGCTTGACGACGACAAGGAGCACATGCAGGAACACATCAAGGCGATGAAGGGCGGCGATCCGCAGGGCGTCGTTCGTCGTCACATGATGCTGCACCGGATGCAGATGAGCAAGAAGATGCAGATGGCAGCGCAAGGGCTCGCTGCGCAGCAGCAAGGGGGCGGCGAGGGAGGTGGCGGTCCAAGGCCGGGCGCGCAGACGCAGGGGCCAAGGGGCGGTGGACAGCAACCTGCGGGCGCGATACATTCGGACAGGATGCAGGACCCGTCGGCGGCACCAAGGAGATGACGATGCGCAAGTGGGCTATCGCAGCTTTAATTTCCGGTCTTCTTTTGTTGCCGTTGCTGCCGATGGCGTTGAAGGCGCAGGAGAACACGCTAGGATACAACAACAGCTGCGGACAGGGGCTTGTTGCCGGATGCGCGCTGAAGACCGCGGCTGGCAAGGCGTTTGCGATCCGCGTTACCAATTGGGGCGCTGCCAACGTCGTGTTCGTCGTCGATACGAACGCAATCCCGACATCGCCTAGCACTGTCGTACAAGTCATGTCGTTTCCGATGGCGGTAGGCACGGTGACGGTGCCGACGCAATTGACGATCCCGTTTTATCCCGACGCGCTGCTGTTCACCAAGGGCATCGTGGTGCTCTGCAGTTCGACCGGCATATCGGGCGGTGTGCCGACATACACGGCAAGTGCAACTTGCACGTTTGAAGCGGAGACGCAGTGATGGAGATCAATTTCAAGCAGTCGCTCGCCTGGGTGCGGGTGTCGGAGACCGGGCACACTGACAGCGATACGGACAACACGGCACATTGGGGTAACGGGGACGATCCTGCCGACAGTGGCGGACGGACGTCGCGGGGCATTACGCAGCGGGAGTTGAACGCGTACTGCGAGATGGCCGGGCTGAAAGAGATCGACGTGTACACGGCGCCGAACCCGGTTGTCGATGACATCTATCATCGATCTTATTGGTTCCCATACTGCCCGACGATGCCGCCGGGGATCGACTACATGCTGTTTGACGATAGTGTTCTGTCCGGCCCCGTGACGGCGATAAGAACTTTGCAGCATGCGCTTGGCGTTGATGCTGACGGGCACATTGGTGTGATCACAAGCGGTGCGCTGAGCAAGGCTGATCCGGCCCAGTTGATCGACAAGATTGCCGGCATGCGGATTGCGCGGTACGAGGCAATCATCCGCGGAGCGCCGAAAGACTTGAAGTTCGAGAAAGGCTGGGACAATCGGGTGTCGTTCGCGATGCACAACGCCCATACTTTGGTGAAGCTAGATGCTGGAGTTTCTTGACGCTTTACTTCGTTTCATGAGCGCAGCCTGTGCGCTGGGAGCGATGATTGTTGGGATAAGAAACACCCGTCGCATCCGCGAAGTCCACATCATGATCAATAGCCGGATGGATCAACTATTGGTCGCCAGCGGGCTGGCATCCAGAGCTGAAGGCGTCGAACAGGGACGTAAGGAAGTAGCAAACACCCCCGATTGACTTTTTATATAAACAGTTCCAAGATGAACCGTTTTCGACTGACGGGCGTAATCCGTCCCTCGCACCGATCGACTTGCTGGCCGTTAGCCGCTGGAGGAGAGAATGGCAGATCCTAAAGACGACGTGATGCCCGAAGATGAGCGCATCGAAGAACCAACGGTTGACGATGACGAGACAGTTACCGATCCAGTCGATGAAGGTGACGAGCCCGCCGAAGGTGATGAACCCGAAGGTGATGAGCCCGCTGAAGGCGATGAGCCGGCTCCTCCACTATCTCGCGCAGAGCGTCGCGTGGCTGCTCTCGCCAATGAAAAGACCCGGCTTGCCGAAGAGAATGCCAGGATCACTCGCGAGCTTAACGAGCTTCGCAGCCGGCCTCCAGCTCAGCAGCAACCTCTCCTTCCCCAGGAGACCCCGCAGCAGCGCGCGGATCGTCTCGCGCTCATGTCTCCGGAAGACCGGATGCAATACCTTCTCGATGAAGGTCTCAACCGCCATCAGCAGCAGACCAATCAGGTCATGTCGCAGCTCATGGATCAGGCCGATCGCACGGCTTTTGAAGCCAAGGCTGCTTCCAACCCCCTTCTCAAGAAGTTTGCAGCTCAGGTCGAAACAACGCGTGTCAGCCTTGCCCAACAAGGACGCATCGTCGATCGGGACACCATCGCAAAATTTCTTATCGGTCAGCGCGTGCTCGAACAGCAGGGCAAGACCAAGCCTGCGGTACGGGAGCGGCAGCGGCAACAGCGGGCGCGTCCTGCACAGGGTGCGGGCGACGTGCAATCCAATCGGCGCGATCGTGGACGGCAGACAGGCGACGCTGCCGCCGATATGGAGGCACGTTTCGGGGACGTACCAATTTAACGGGGCGGCGGTTATTCGCCGCCGTAGCACTGGAGAACGGTGATGGCGACGAACACTGCTGCACAATTTGCCGGCGATATCAGTCCGTACATTGCGGCGAAGACCCTTCCCCTCGCTCGTCGGCAGCTGGTGGTTTATCAGTTCGGTGATCCGGCTACGCTACCCAAGGGAATGGGTACGACCTACACTGCGAGCCGCTACAACCGCGTACCACTGCCGTTCGCTCCGCTCGCTGAAGGCGTTCCGCCGGTCGGTCAGACCATGACCTTGCAGCAGGTGTCTGCGCAGGCCCAGCAATGGGGCGACAAGGTCACGATCACTGACGTGGCCGAGATGACGATCAAGCATCCGCTGTTCAAGAAGGCGATCGAGCTGGTTGCGCTTCAGCTGGCGGAAACCATGGAGCGCAACACCTTTGTTAACCTGATGGCGGGCGCGCAGATCAATTATGTCAACAGCCGCGGTTCTCGCGCCAGCCTTGTGGCCGGCGACGTGATCAATCCCCACGAAGTCAACCGCGCCAACGCGATGCTGGAGAACCTCGGTGCTCCTCGCTATATGGGCGACGAGATTACCGACATGAAGATCGATGCCGACGCGGGCGGATCGAAGGCATCAAGCAACCCACGCAAGATGCCTCACTACGTGGCGGTCGCGCATCCGTTCGTGATCGGGGACTTCAGTGAGAACCAGACCGTCATTACGGCATGGAGCTATAGCGATCTCAATCGTCTGTACAACTACGAGGCCGGCGAGTGGCGCGGCATCCGTTTCTGCAAGTCCAACCTTGTCCCGACGTGGACCGGGTTTGCGGCGCCTACCAATCCAGTAGGCGTCGGCGGCGGTTCGTTGACGAACGCGAACTACTTTATCGTGATCACGGGCTCGGACACGCAGAACCAGTACGAGAGCCAAATCTACGCGGTTACGACCGGCGTTAATCCCGGCGCCAATGGCGCGTTGCAAATTACCACACCGAACGTGGCAGGCTTCACGTACAGCATCTACATTGGTTTGACCAATACGCCGTTCAATTTGGGCGTGTCGGCTCAAGGTCCGACTGCCGGGCCGCTGGCCGGTCAGGCGACGCAAATCCCACCCAACACTGTCGTGACGATTACCGCGCTGGGTGTTTCGCAAGTTCCGCCGGCAAATCCGAATACCGGCATCACGGTGTATCCGACATTCATCTTCGGGCGCGGATCGTACGCGCAAGTCGTGCTCGACAATGTCAAGTTCACCTACCTCAAGGAAGCTGACAAGAGCGATCCGCTCAATCAGCTCCGTGTGGTGGGCTGGAAGAATTTCTACGGAACCCTCATTCAGAATGCGCAGTTCATGCTGCGTCTGGAGAGCACTTCCGCCTTCAACGCAACCTTCGGCTAAGGAGGCTGAAATGGCTTACCGGCTTACGTATCAAGTGCAAGTGGACTGGATTGGTCCGGGCCTGGGTCCGATGGGCGGGGCGCTTGCCCCGGTGGTTTCGCTGGCACCGGCCGGCGGGGGACAAACCCTCCAGTTGAATAATGTGGCCGGCGGTCAGAATAGTCAGACGTTCACGGGCACCGACGTCACGAACTTGACCAACGCCATGGCTGCCGACATCGCAGCTCAGCTCAACGTGGCTGCGACGCTGGCGCGCATTCAGGCATTCTCGACCGGCACGGGGTAAGTCATGGCGACAGGTACTGTCGGGACCAACGCGACAAACTCGCTCACGATGAAGCTGTTTGCTGGAGCGCTGTCTTCCGCGGATGTCGCGGCGATTGCAAACGCAGTCAAGGACGACGTCAACAATCTGCATCCGATCTCGCCGGGTGCGTGGTCACAAAGCGGGACGCTTTACGTTCCCAACCGCGGCGTGCTCAAGGTGCTCCCCGGTGACTGCGTTGCTGTTGACGCAACGACGGGATGGCCGATCCTGATATCTGCCCGCGCGATAGCGAGTGGACCCTGGACACACGTAGGGAGTTGACGATGGCGACGAAGAAAGGTCCGACCGAGAGGAGTATCCCGGTCAAGATGGAACTTCTGTCCGACGAGGATAAGAAGGCACTGCGCGCGGAAGCCAAGGCGTCGCTGCTTGCGGATATGAAGCAGGATGCTCGCGACGAGTATTTCGCGCGAGCCCTCAAGAAGCTTCGTCGAGAGCAGATACCGGCAGAGCAAATCGTCAATGTGTCGATGGATCTTGCGCCTTTCTTGCCCCACGTCATGCTGGATGGCGTGATGTACTTTCATGGTTACGCGTACGATGTACCGCGGTCGCAGGCGATAGTGCTATACGAGCAGATGCAGCGCTCGTGGATGCACCAGGACGAGATCGAGGGACGAAGCCGGTTCAATTCTTACCGCCGTCCCCAACAGCTGCGTATCGGTCCTCGGGACATGGGGACGACTACGGCAGGGGCAAACGGGCCGGTTGTGATGCCGGCCGACATGGAGATTTAAATGCTGGACAGGCCAGAAAGTCTCGATCCGGAAGCTTCGTTCAAGCAACCGGACGAGAAGGGGATAGCTGTCGCGATCACTGTCACGTCGCAAGTCGGGACCAATCGAAATATTGTGTTGCAGACTTTTATGGATCGCGATGCGCCGATCGCGGCGTTTCATGCTGTCGTGGACAAGCTTACGACGACGTCCAACCGTCAAGAGGCGATCCTGCAACTCGAAGAGGAAGAGGCGACGCTCGACCGGGTCAAGCGCACGCTGGACCAGCAGATCGCGGATTTCAATCTTGTCGAGCCGCGCGCCGAAGCCGCCTGGCAGGCGTCGGGCAAGAAAGGTACGTTCAAGATGAACCCGAACGAGATCGCCGCCAAGGAGAATTGCAAGAAGAACATCGAGCAATTCAGGTCGGCGATCAAGAAGCACGAGGAACAGATCGCAAAATATAAAGCGGTGATCGCCAAGGTGGACTGACCATGTCGTTGACATCCGCGCAGATTGTTGCATTGGCAACGCAGGATGCGAAGTGTCCGGGGTTTACTTCGCAGGCTGGTCAGTTTCTGAATGCGACGCTGCAGGACCTTTGTCAGAACTACGATCTCGATGCTGCGCTCGGCACGTTTGTTTTCAGTTTCAATTCTGCTACGGGCCAAGGATCGGGACCGTACAATCTTCCGGGGGACTACCTGCGTACGCAGGTGAAAGATGGCAAGGACGAGTTCTTCTATACCATCCAGGGCGTGCCTTACCCGCTGATCCAAATTACCAAGGCCGAATACGACTGGTTGGTGCAGACGCCGGGGTTTCAGTCCTATCCATACAACTACGCGACGGACCTGTCAGTGTCGCCTGCACAGTTATTCGTGTGGCCGCCCGCGTCGGGCGCTTACCCATGTGTTCTGCGCTACTATCGTTTGATGCCGGACATCGCGACGCCCGAGACCAGCGCGGTAGTGCCGTGGTTCAACAATACGATGATCCTGCAGCGCAGTGTCGCCGGGCGTCTTATGGGGCTGACTGGCGACGATCGCATGGAGAAGTATCTCGGTGATGACGAGGACAGGTTTCCGCTGGGGGCCGGTACTCTACTTAAACGATATTTGAAGAACGTAGAAGATCGGGAGGGCGCCGTGCATACGGTAGGGAAAGATCGGCGTCGCTGGGGCCGTCCGTTTGATCAGTTGAAGAATACCAAGAACATCGGATGGGCTATTGCTGCGATGTTCCTTTGGTTCTTCGCTTGGCAAACGCCAGCAGAAGCCAATTGTACGGCACCTTGTACTAAGGCGCAGGTGCAGACTGACATCAACACCAATTGGCCTGACAATACGTCGGGGTTGATTACACCCGCGCTATTGCGTTCGACGGTAGGTGATCTTCTCAATTCGTATCTCGACGCCAATGGAGCGTCATCGTTCGTTTGTCCGGCAAATCAGTTTTTTACGGCTATCGCGACGCTCAGCACATACACCTGCACGCAGCCTACTTTTTCAAACATCGCCAGCATTGGTGCTGGAGTAGCAACGGCGCTGACGAATGGTATTAATACGGCGGGAGGTGTGGTGGTGCCGACCGCGGCCTTGACTTTGAATGGCGTGGTCTATGGCGGCGGGTCTGCGGTCTCGCCCGGATCGACTGCGGCAGGAACCAACGGTCAGTTATTTCTCGGCGTAACATCAGGTGCGCCGAACTGGGGTACACTGTCCCAGGACTGCACGATCACCAACGCAGGCGTTATTACCTGCACCAAGACCAACAACGTCGCGTTTACCGCGCTCGCTACTACTGTGCCAGGAACGGGGGTGGCAGCGGCACTGGCTATTGCCGTCAACACGGCTGGGGGACCTGTGACGGGCGGCAATGCCGTGACGTCTATCACGCCTGGTGGCGGTATTGTTTCATCTAATACGGCGGCGTGTTCGTTGACTTCGATAATGACGACGGGGACGATTTACACCGCGCGTTGTATCAATGCTCAAGTAGGTACGTCCTACGCGATTGCGGATACCGACCGAGGCAAGATCATTACGGCGTCGAATGCCGCAGCACAGGGCTACACGCTAGCGCAGGCCGGTGCGGCATCCCAGTTTCAGTCGGGCTGGTACACGATAATCCAGAACAATAGCTCTAACGTCGCGGGCATCGTTACGATCACGGCTACGACTTCTACGTTCTCGAATACCGGCTCGACGACGATGACGATCCAGCCGGGGCAGTACGCCAAGATCGAGAGTGATGGCGCCAATTATCAGGTTGTATTTATTGCCAACGCGCGTCAACTTCCGGGTACGGCAACCAACGATGCCGCCAATACGGGGATGCTGGGCGAGCAGATTATTTCCACGATCCCTGTAGGCTCAGCGGTAAGTCTTACGACCAACACGCCCGCGAATATTACTAGCATATCGCTTACCGCCGGAGATTGGGAATTAAGTGGGTCTATGGGTATGACCGGCGGGGCAACAACAACGGTGCAGGCGTACAGGTTTAGTTTTTCTACAAACAGCGCCACGGACAACCAAGTGATCGGTTTTGAAAATCAGCAAACGGTGCCTTCTACCACGTTGTTTTCTTCGTTTTCTTTTGAAGCTCCAATGCCTTCTGCCCGAGTTAGCCTGTTAAGTACGACTACTTATTTTTTAGTGGCCCACGTCAATTTTCTAGTGTCCACCCTAACCGGTTACGGAATAATCAGAGCCAGGCGAGTGCGATAGAAAAGGAAAATTCAAGTGTCCGGCACGCTAAATTCACAGGCGATCAAGATCGCGAACGACATCGTATCTCTATCGCAGCAAATTATTTCGGTCTACCAGCAGATCGTGGCGCTTGATGCTGCGTGGACCGACACGGGGGCAGCGGTTGTTCTTGCAGCCATGACAACATCGGTTTTGAACCCGGACGGATCAATCGGGGCGCCTGACGGCACTCCTAACTCTGCGCACCCCATCAATACGTTGTTGTATCCTCAGATGACCCAAGCTGTTTCATCAACTCAGCTTGCGCAGGCAAAGACCATTCTGGACGGCATCAGGGCCTATATTGAGGGGCAGGCTGTTGGCACTCAAGCCGGGGCCCGCGCCATTCTAAACGCGATGATCAACGGTTGAAATAACCAAGGGGCACCTCATGTTCGGACTTACCAGCAAACAGTGGTTTCAGATTATCAGTGGAAGTATCTCGGGTTTGATCACGGGAGCGGCGCTGCTGCAAACCCTCCTGGGGCAGGACTTGACGATCAAGATTGTCGCATTCCTTGGCGTCATCAACATCATACTAAGTTCGATCGGCGCGACACTCTCCGGTCAGGCCAATCTGGTTCGGGACGTCGCGGCCATGCCAGGCGTCGATCGCGTCAGTGTGAATGCGCAGGCCACACCGACGTTGGCTCAAGTTGCTGTCGATCCCGCCCAGCAAAAGGTGGGGCCTACTTCTCCTGGGCTTCGCCCACAACTGGAGACCATCGCAAAATCTTGAGCACAGTGACATCTTCGCAACAGTATCAAGTCTTGTTTCGGTCTAGCGTCTCCCCGTTCCAATCAACAAAGGGGAAGTGAGATGAAGAGATTTTTGCTCGCGGCTCTGGCCGTGCTGATCACGACGGCAGCGATTGCGGCCGACAATTTGCCGACGAAGGCGCAGACCGGCTATGCAACCTACCCTGTCGGCTGCGGCATGTACTATGGCGTTAACGTCATGGGTGAGACGGCGGCAGTCAATAATGCCGCGGTTGGCACGCAGTTCGTGCAGGGCGCGATCGGTTTGACGCTCGGCTATACCTGTCCGATGGGGGGTAGCGGTGGCTACTGGTTTGTTGACGGCATGTTTGACTTCGCCAACCTCAACGGGTCGAGCAACGGGTTTGCTCTAACGGGGCCGGCACAGTTCGAACAACGCTTTGGTTTCGGGGCTCCTGTTACTCTTCTCACTAGTCTGGTGCCGGGCCTCTCGTCACTTCAGAACGCCGTTCCTTCATTGATCCCCCTACCGACGGGTGTCACGGTTGTGACGTCGTTTCCTTACCTGTTCGGTTCGATCCATGAGGACGACGTTGGCGTGTCGAATGGTTTCACGTCCAACAAGCAGTATCTGATCTCGGCTGGCTTTGGTATTGGCAACAAGACCCGACTGACCAATGGCGTGGTGTTTGATCCGTTCGTGGAGTATATTCTTCCGTCGAGCCAGATGTGCATTGGCATCGCTGGCGGGTGTACTCAGCGCGGTGCAGCAGTTCGGGCCGGCATGGCACTCGAATTTTAAAGGATGAACTTTGGCGCTACCAGGGAAGCCCCTTGTATGGTCTCCACGAGGGGCTTCCGATACCCTCGACAGCTCAACTTCGCCCGAAGGGGTGATGACTGTCTTGAAGGATCTCGTTCCTGATCCCACCACAAAAAACCTCTGGCAATGTCGCCCTGCGGCTGTGTCGCTCGCCAATTTTTTAGGAAGTGCTTTTTCGAGCGGTTTTTCGTCGGGTTTTGGTTCGGGTGATTTTCCGGGCGCAACTTTCATCTCTTGCTTGAAGGTAATCGGCACGCGCGCCTACGGCATGGTATCGACGGCACGCAACGCCGGACATGACGAGCCTTTTGTTTACGATATCCCAAGCGGTACTTTCGTCATCGTCTCGGGCGTGACCAACGGCAATACTCCGATGAGCCCGGCCACGACAGGAGCGTGGACCTCGCCAAACCTGGATTTGATCGGAAGCAAAATTATCATCGCGCACCCCGGTTTTAATGGCGCTGGAGCCAACTTTTTTGGCGTGATCGACATTACCAATCCCGCAGCTCCTGCGTGGTCCTCTGCTAACACGGCAACCAACGCTCTGGTGTGCCCGCCGCAGTGGGTGCAAAATTTCAACGGGCGCTGTTTCTTCCTGTGCAATCCCAGCGGAGCGCAGCCCGGCGCCTATATGTCGGACCAGCTCAACCCCCTCAACATCACCAACGCCAGTCAGATACTTACCTTTGGCGATAACGTGCCGTTGACGGCTGCGGTCGGTCTTCCGTTGTCCAACCAGCTCGGAGGCATCATCCAGTCACTGATGATTTTCAAAGGAGCAACCAACATCTATCAGGTGACGGGTGATTTTTCGCTTACGAACCTCGCGGTCAACGCGCTTAACGTGGCGACAGGAACTTACGGCCCTAACACGATCGTGACGACGTCGAAGGGTATCGCATTTGCCGCGCCTGACGGAGTACGTATTATTGACTTCGAGGCGCGGGTCAGCGATCCAATCGGCAAAGACGGCGAAGGGATAACGCTACCGTTCTATGCGGTTCTCATTCCAAGCCGCATGGCGGCGAGCTACAATAACGGGGTGTACCGCGTACAGTTGCAAAATGGCGGGGCGCTAGGCAATCCGCAGCAACAGTGGTGGTTGGATTTTGTACGCGATATTTGGTCCGGTCCCCACAGTCAGGCTGCGTCGCTGCTTCAACCGTACGCGGGCAACACCTTTATCGTGACGTTGCAGGGTGCAGGCGCCGTCTTGTTTCAGAGCGACGTGCAGCAAAGTTCTTCAAGCCAGTTTATCGAGAATGGGGTACAGTTGTCGTGGGAGTGGTCAACTCCGATGCTGCCGGACACCGATCAGATGGCGGAAGCGGCTATGGTCGAGACGACGCTGCACGCAGCTCTTGTGGCGGGTACGACGATCACCGTTGTAGCACAGGATCAGGACGGAGCAGTGTTCGATACGGTGGAAATTATTCCGACAGGTTCATCCAGTTTATGGGGTGCTTTCAAGTGGGGGTTTGCATTGTGGCAGGGAGCGGCAAACTCTCTTTACCCGCGCCTTTTGAAATGGCATTTTCCAATCGTATTTCGACGGTTGCAAATATCGGCTTCGGCATTCTCAGCTCCCGGCATCAAGATTGGCCGGCTACATCTTCGCTACCAGGTTCTCGGTTACATACAGCAAGGAGGATGACCATGCGACGTTTTTGGGGGGCTGCACTGTTCTGGCTATGGTCGTCGGCTGCTTTCGCGGGCATCACCTGCTCGCTTCCGATCAATCTGCAGAATGGCACGACGGCAGATGCCACCCAGGTAATGTCGAATTTCAATACGCTCTCCGGTTGTTTTGGCAATGTCGCGGCGAGCGGGGTCAACAATGACATTACTGCGCTGGCGGCACTCGCAACCCCGATCAATACGGTACAGGGTGGAACGACAACTTATTTCGGGGCTGTCCCTTCGACGGGATCTGCAAACGCACAGATCGTGGCGAATGTTACGCCAACGGCCTTCACGTTGAATTTCCCAAATAGTGTGGTTTTCATTGCTGGATTTACCAATACGGGTGCGACGCAGTTCAATGTCGCGGGTTCGGGGCTAACGAATGTTTTCAAGTACACAGCCGCGGGTCCGGTTGCGCTGATCGGGGGCGAGATCGTCGCTGGTAACCTTATCGAAGCCAGTTTTGACGGTACGCGCTGGATACTGCTAGATCCGGTCACGAATTTGGCGCCTGCGTTGCCGGGGGCAATCGGTCTATCTATTGTCAATGACGGCGGCACACCTAACACCAATATCGACGTGGCCGCCGATCAAGCAGTGATGTTGAACCCGATCGGCAATCTGGCGATATACGCTTCTGCCGTGTCGGTGGTTGTAAACTGTACAACAGTGGGAGCCAACGGGCTCGATGCCGGCTCGCTTGCCATCAACACCTGGTACAATGTTTTCCTGATTTCTAACGGGGTCACGACGGCGGGGCTGGCAAGTTTGTCGGCTACGGCACCGGCAATGCCTACCGGATACACTTATTTGCTGCGGGTGGGGGCCAGGCGTACGGATGGTTCTGGTAACTTTTTGCGCCAGCGACAGTTAGGCAGCAGGACGCAGTACGTGGTGACGGCTGCGACCAATACGGCAGCGCTTCCTTATATATTGAGCGGAACATCCGGCAGCGTGATAACGCCGACGTGGACCGCATTTGCTGTTGCGGGTTTCGTGCCGCCAACCGCTACCGAAATAGACCTTGCCGTTACTATTCCTGATTTTACAGCCGGCGGAGGGAACGTGGTCATTGCTGCACCGAATAATTCATACGGCTCTTTCAGTTCTTCTTCAAATATCCCGCCATGCGGTTTGATTACCAACTCTGCCAGCGGGGCGCTGAGTGCCGGCGGCATGATCGTGTGCTCATTTGTGTTGGAGAGCACCAATATCTATGTGGCTTCTAATGCCGTGGCTGGCGGTGTCCAGTCCAAGGGCTGGAAAGACAAGGTCAACGCTAATTGATCTTTTATATAAATACTGCTACTGTCCCTTGAGGACCAAAGGAGAACTAGCCATGTTGCGAGACCTTAAGAAGAGGATTGCTACCGCACTGTTGCTGGGAATGGCTCTCGCCGCTCCGTTGGCGATCGCAGGCGGCGTACCGCAGCTGCCGGTGACGTCGCAGTACAGCGAGCCGTCACAGATCGTCGGTACGATCAACGCGCTGATCAATCAGCTCAACGGCAATGGCACGGGCGCGGGTGGTTATGCGACGCAACCAAACTCTGCCGTATCGCTCGGCACCTTTCTGACAGGCTCAGTCGCCTCCCCTGGTCCGCTCGTTCTCGCCTCTTATGCCCAACGCGGCATTGCCACCTTTACCGCGGCCACCGTCGCCGGCAACGCTAACCTGTCGGTGTCGATCACTGATCCCGGCATCACCACGGCATCCGTTTGCAATGCGTGGCTTGTCACCAACCCAACCGCGGGAGCCGGTCCTACCGTGTCGTCGGTGGTCCCGACCGCGAACACCCTCACTATCCAACTGACCAACGCTACGTCCACCACCACCGGCTCGGTGACGCTGGGTGTAGGGTTCAACTGCATCCAATAACCGGAGGCTCCCATGGATCAGCAGACCGAGACCGATACGGCGAATGCCAATGCTGCCAAGATGGCTGCGGAGGCGAAGACTGCGCTGGAGAAGATGGCAAAAGAGCATGAGGCGCAGGCCGTAGAGGAACGCGCGCAGGCGGCCAAGTTGCAGCAGGAGCAGCGTGACGCCTCCAACGCCCGTCTTGCCGCGATGCAGGAGAAGGAGGCTGAACTTCGTCTTGCCGCGATGACGCCCGAACAGCGGGCCGCGCACGAAGAGGCCAACAAGTCCCCGCCGGCCGAAGAGATTGAGCGGCAGAAAAAGATCGCGGAGTTCAACGCGCACCCCCACACCTTGCTACAGGCAATCCAGAAGGACATGCAGGCGCCAGCGCTCGACGTCAATGCGCGGCTGGGGATGCTGCAGGGCTCGCTGGCGCGGCTGATCCAAGTTGTGCTCTCGCACACCCCGCCTCCCAAACAGGAGAAACAGTGATGGCAAAGGGATCAACCCTCGCCAGCGATGGCAACATGCTCAAAGGCTTGACCAACAAATCGCCGGCCACCCAGGACAGTTCCCGCAAGCTGGGCAAGACGAGCGTCGACAGTGAAGCAACGCGCAGCGAGACAGCCCCCGCCGACAAAACTATCGGCCCCCGCACCGCATGAGGCTTTGGAACCACCGAAGGTCCTGGGCGAGCATGAAGGGGTGAAGTTCAGGCGCGAGCGTTTGGCGCCGATCCTGCGCGAGATCCAGCCGCTGCTGAAGCGCGACTGGCTTGAGAACGGCATCGATCGCGAGGCGGCCCCGCTGGAGATCGACTTCGCGCGCTATCTTGATATGGACCTTGTCGGCATCCTCCAGATCATCACGGCGCGCGACGAGGAGCTTTTGGTGGGCTACGCTTTTGCCTACGTTCACCCCCACATCGATCATTGCGGCGTTGGCTGGGCCATGCTGACGTGGTACTGGTTATTCCCTGAATACCGTCATGCCGGGATCGGCAACGCTATGATCGAGGCAATGGAGGGATTTCTGCGCGAGGCCAAGGTGTCCGTGGTCGAGGTGTCGGAGAAGATCACGAGCAAGCACGGGCTGTTCGACCGACGGGGCTACCGGGATGTGGACGTGGTGAAGCGCAAACTATTGGAGAGCTGACATGCCGTTTGGTGGAATGCTGTCCCTCGGCGCGGCCGGTGTCGGTATTGGATCGTCGCTCGCCGGTCTATTTGGCGGTACACCTGCTCAAAACGTCTCTTCGATGAACATGCCAAATATGGGGGGTGCTGCCAACAACGCGTACGGCAACATTGGCGGCCTGTCCAATTACAACATCGGCGCCGGCTATCTGCCACAATATCAGAGCATCACGCAGAACGCGGTGAACAACCCGTACGGTCAAGGCTATCAGAGTGGTGCCAACATCACGGGCGCGGCCGGCATGAATGCGGGCGCGCAACAGCTCGGCACAAGCTTGAGTACGTTGCCCGACGTGCAGGCATTGATGCAGATGGGTTTCGATCCGCAGCAGGCTTTGTACAACCGCACACAAAACCAGAACCAGCAACAGAACCTGGCGATGCTCAATCAGAGCGGCGTCGGCTCTACGCCCTACGGGCAAGGCGTGGCGGACCAAGCCAACACCAATTTCAATATCGATTGGCAAAACGCGCAGCTCGGGCGCGCAGCGCAGGCGGGGGGTGCGGCGGGTAATTTGCTGGGCGCCGCTGGACAGGGCGCGACGACAGGCCTCAATCAGATGACGGCGGGTGCTGCGCTGCCTTATCAGACGGCGCAAGGGATCACGGGCGATCAGCTGGCAGCACTGTCGGGCGCCAACCAGTTCGGTCAGAGCGTCGCCCAATTGCCGCAACAACAGATTGGCGATTATCTGTCCTACCTAGGCCAGGGCACCTCGCAGCAACAGGCCAACACGGGTTTGGCCGGCCTGCAGTTCAACCAAAGCCAGCAGCTGGGCAACCAGCTAGGGCAGGGCCTCGCGGGTCTGTCGAAGAACCCGGCTATCAACAGCTGGTTCGGCAACTCGGGCGGCGGTGGAGGATACGCCACCAACACATGGGGACAGAACAATCCCGGCGTCGCCGGCAGCGCGTTCTACGGGCCGGCCGCGGCATAGGAGCGATCGATGGCGTTCGGCGGTGCAGCAGCATCGGGGCTCTCTGGTTTGGCCGGTGTTTATCCCGGCTTCACGCAGGGCATGGAGACCGAGTACAAGCTTGGCGACATGAAGCGCAACGAGCTTGCCAAGGTCGCCATGGGCAACGCGCTGCAGCTCCTGTCGGGAGGGCAGGGGGGACCCCAGCAGCAACCGCAGGGCCCTCCTCCTCAACCCTTCGCGCAAGGGCCTTCACCTCAACAGCCGCAACCGCAGATGCCCCCCGGTGGTCCGCGTCCTCCCGGCGCACCTCCTGGGGGTATGCCCCCTCCTGGGGGGCCGCAGGCCGGTGGAGCCCCCATGCCGATGCGACCACCCATGCCTCCCGGTGGGGGCGGTCCCGGCATGGGCGGACCTCCCGGCATGCCCCTTCGCCCTCCGATGATGCCGCCAGCCGGTCCGCAGGGCGGAATGCAGCCGCGCCCACCGATGCCTCCTCCCGGTCAGATGCCTCCCGGCGGTCAGCAACAGGGACAACTTGACTGGCGACAACTGGTTCAAGCGGTCAAGCAGGCTAATCCGGACATCAAGCCCGACGTGATGGCGGAAGCGGTCAACCAGTTCCTGCCGCTGATGAGCATGCAGTCGCAGCAGGAGTGGCGTATGGTTAGCTTGCAGATCCGCGAGCAGCAGCTGGAGCAGCGCGAGCGTCAGGTGATGATGCTGGAGGCGGGGCGGAACCAGCGCGCGGAGCTGTCGTCCGAAACCAGGAAAGACGTCGCGCACGAGACCAATGTCGTCAAGGCAGATATCGCCAAGGAGAACCGAACTCAAAAGGACAAGCAGTTTCAGCAGAAAGAAGATCGGCTGGAGCGATCGCTCAAGCTGCGCGAGGACAGTACATGGCAGCGGCTGGAGCAGCAGAAGCAGCAGGCACAGCAGCGCGTCGAGGCTTCGCAGGGCAAGCAGGGACTTGCCGAACTTAAAGCAGCGATCGACGCGCAGGACAAACATGTGCGAACGCGCATCCAGGCGTACTCGTCAGCCAACACCATGAAACCGGACGAGCGCAAGAAAATGCTCGACGACGCCGACAAGAGTTATAACGATCAGATGGAGATTATGCGCAACCAGTTCGGCGGGTCGTCGAAGCGTCCTGGTGGTGCTCCGAGCGGTGCCCCCGCCCGAACGCCGCCGGGATCGTCCGAGAAGCCTAACCCGGATGCCGTGGTGATCGTGCAGACCCCTGAAGAAGCCGAGAAGCTGAAGCCCGGCACCAAATACAAGACACCTGATGGACAAGAGTTCACACGGTAATGGCAGAATGGCCCGGCACGCCTGTGCAGCCCACTGCACCCCAGTGGCCCGGCACTCCTAACCAGAAGGTGGAGAGCCGCTGGCCCGGCGCGCCTGTTTCTGCTACACCTCCTCCTGCGGCTAAAGCCGCTGGTGGAACTACGCCGCCAGCCCCGTCACCTGCGCCCGCTCGTGACGGGGCAACCAAATCTCCCGGCCTTATTGATCTGCTATCGACGCCTGAAGGGAGAGGCAAGTTGTGGGGCGCCATCAAGCAAGAGCCTGGTCGAATTGCGGAAGGCATACTTAGTTTGCCGCAGCGTTTTGGTGAAGCTGCGGAGCAGGACGTGGCGCACTTCAAAGAGCATGGCATGGGCACAGATTACGAGCCCAAGGTAGTAGGCCCAGCATTCGAGACTGCGATGCTGATAATGGGGCGCACGCCGTTCGGCAAAGGCGCCGTCAAGCCCGTGATGCCTGAAGCGGTCGAGGCCGCGCGCAACGCCGGCAGCACGATCGAGAAAATTTTCAGCCCCGAGACCGTTGATGCCAATGCCAAAAACGCGGTGTCGATGATCCGCGAGCAGGGCGGGATCGCGGCGCGCGACACCGCGCAGACGTCGCAATCGCTGGAGCCCGCATGGAAGAAGGTTAACGCTATGCCCGATGCCGATCGGGCCAACTTCATCGACTACGTTGAAGGTCGATCGGGCAAGTACGCAGGGATGGAAATCAAGGATGCTGAGCTGCAGGGCCTCGCGGACACGATGAAATCCGCGTTCAACAAGCGCATGGCCAAAATCGAGGCGATGTCCAAGTTCGAGCAGATGAATTTCATTCAGGACTACTACCCGCATTTCTGGAAAGAGCCGGGAGCAGCAGCTGTCGTCAAGCCAATGCCGGCCGGCGGTGCATCGCGGATGGGTAGTGGCGCCAGTTTGAAAGCGCGCAGCGTTCCTACGATCGCGGATGGTCTCGCGCAAGGTTTGACGCCAGTAACTACCAATCCGCTTGAAGCCACGATGCGCTACGTCACCAGCATGGATCGGTTCATCGCCGCTACCGAAGTTCTGGAGACGGCCAAGAACACTGGCGACGTCAAGTACATCAAGCCCAAGGTGATGGGCGCCAGCGGACACCCCGAGAGTTTCAAGGTGCCTGAAGGGTGGAAGCCGCTTAACGGACGAGGCTCTACCGATGCTTCGGGAGCACAGGCGTATGCACCTGAAGGCTTTGCGCGCATCTATAACAACTGGATCTCGCGCGGTATCCATGACGTGGACGAAGCGCTCGGTCACGGTTACGAAGGACTGCGCAGGGCGGGCAATACGATCACCGCGGCGGAATTGTCGTTCTCTGGCTACCACGCTTTGACGATGATGCAGGAGAGCATGGTCAACAACCTCGCGAACGCGCTAGGCTACGCGCGCAAGGGGATGCCCGTCGAGGCGGCGAAGTCGCTGGGCAAGGCGCCGATCGCTCCGGTGCAACTTGCGATGAAAGGCAAGAAGGTGCAGGACGTCTACCTGGGCCTGTCACCGGGCACGAAGGAGCTGCAACAGGTGACGGACTTGTTGACTGCGGCCGGTGGTCGGGCCAAGGGCGCTGCGCACGCGCCGGACTATAATTTCTCCAGCAAGGGCTCGTACTGGACAGCCTTCAAGCGCGGTGCCTTGCGCGGTCAGATGGCGGCCGACCGTGCTGAAGCGCTGGGCAGTCCGATTGGCGCGGCCAAGGTCGCTTTCAGGAACATCGGCCGGATCGCCTCGACCGTGGCGCAGCCAATCTTCGAGAAATACATACCGCTGCTCAAGAATGGCGCGTTCTATGAAAATATGTCTGCGTGGCTAAAACAGCACCCCGAAGCAACGCGTGAGGAACAGGTCAACGCCGCGCGCCAGGTGTGGGACAGTATCGATAATCGATTTGGCGAACTGGTGCAGGATAACATTTTCATGAACCAACTGATGAAACAGATGGGCATGCTGTCGCTGCGCTCGTGGTCGTGGTTTATTGGAGGCGACATTCGCGAGCTTGGCGGTGCTGCGCGCGACGTCGTTCGGGCGCCGATCAAGAAACCAACAGGTATCGGACCTAACGAAGGCAAGTGGACGCAGAAGATGGACTACGCTATCGCACTGCCGATCGTCTACGGCACGCTGGCCGCGATCTACCAGGGCTTGAAGACCGGCGAACCTCCAAAAGATATGCAGGATCTTGTAGCGCCGCGTACGGGCGGTGTGGATGCTTCGACGGGTATGTCGGAACGGCTGATCATGCCGGGATACATGAAGGACGTCTTTGGCTTTATTGAGCATCCAGTGCAGGAAGTTACCAACAAGGCTGCGACCGGGATACGCATGACGGGAGAAATTGCCGGCAATCAGAACTGGCGAGGAGATCCTATTGTCCCTGGGCAAGGCGTGGAGGGTGCCCCTAGCTGGTTGCAGGCTTACTGGAATTATGCCACCGAACAACTAGGCCCGATCTCGGTTCGCAACCTTGTCAAGGGGCAAAAAGAAGGGTCTAATATCAGCAAGGTTGAAAGTGCGCTTGGTGTTCGCACGGCGCCGCGCCAGCTTACGGACCCTGAAGGGTTTGAGCAGATGATGAAGACCATCAACACTCGCAAGTGGAAGACCAAGACTAATTACGAGCGCAAACAGAAAAATCTGTACGAAGGGGAATAGACATGGGCGCTCTCGAAGACTTCGCCAACGATGTGAACTCGATCACCACCGATCTCAACTCGCAGTTCGCCGCGCTCAATGACAAGAAGCTAAAGCTGAAGACCAAGGGCAACGAGCTGGCGGCGAAGTGGAACGAATACCTGACCGCGCAGACCAAGGCGATGCAGGCCGCGGACGACGCGCTCAACCGGATCAGCAACGTACCGCTATCCGCGACCGCGATCCCCGCGCCGACCGGCGGACCCATCAGTCAGATCCCGTTGAAGGTGCCCAATGGCTGACGATTTCATTCCGATGTCGCAAACCTGTGCCAACTGCGGCGTGACCGTCACCAACGACGCGGAGCTTAACGCCAGACACCCGCTGGAGTTCATCGAGGCGCTGCGCGCGAGGGGTTGGTACATCCCACTGACGCAGGTCAGCTCGCTGCCGTCGTCAGGCATCAAACCGCATACGTGCCCCAAATGCACCTCCTCATCATAGACCCTCACGGTGACAGCCTCGACTTCGCGATGCGATGTCAGCGCGACGGCCACGACGTGCGACACTTCATCCGCAAGAGCGACAAGACCGAGAACATCGGAAAAGGTCTCGTCAACGTCGTGGACAATTATCGCGCCTGGTCTCGCTGGGCCGACCTGATCTTCATGGCTGACAACACGCTGTACCTGACCGATCTCGATCGGTTGCGAGAGGATGGAGCGAAGATCATCGGGCCGAGTGTTGCTGCTGCGGAGTGGGAAATAAACCGTGGTACGGGCATGGAGGTGATGAAGAAAGCCGGCATCGAAGTGGCAGACTACAAAGCTTTCAAGGATTACGACGCTGCAATTGCGTATGTGAAGCGCGAGGATCGCCGGTTCGTCTCCAAGATCCTGGATGGTGGTCACGCCGACAAGGCGCTGTCCTATTGCTCCAAATCCCCTGAAGACATGATTTATATGCTGCAGCGCTGGAAGAAGATGCAGAAGCTGCCGGGCACGTTCATGCTGCAGGAGTTCATTCCCGGCGTCGAGATGGCGGTCGGCGGCTGGTTTGGTCCCGGTGGCTTCTCCGCAGGCTGGTGCGAGAACTTCGAGTTCAAGAAGTTCATGAACGATGACATGGGGGTGGCGACCGGAGAGCAGGGCACCGTGCTTCGCTATGTTCGCGCCTCCAAGCTCGCGCGCAAGGTGCTACAGCCCCTGGAGAGTGCCCTTGAGAAGGTTGGCTACTGCGGCTATATTGACGTCAACTGCATCATCGACGAGCGCGGCGTACCTTGGCCGCTGGAGTTCACGATGCGGCCGGGCTGGCCGACGCTCAATATCCAGATGGCATGCCACGAGGGCGACTGTGCAGACTGGTTGATGGACCTATGGAACGGCAAGGACGCGAGGAATTGGGTGATGAACGCGGTGGCGGCTGGCGTCGTCGTCTCCATACCCGACTATCCCTACTCGCATGCGACGAAGAAAGAAGTGGTGGGTGTACCGATCTACGGGTTGCAACCGGAGACGCTGGAGCACGTCCACTTCTGTCAGGCTATGATGGGCACGGGACCGAAGAAAATCCGCGATCAATTCCTCGACGTGCCGATGATCACGACAGCGGGGGACTACGTGCTGGTGATGAGCGGGACCGGCCACGACGTGAAGTCGGCGACGGACGCGGTCTACCGCCGCTTAAAGACATTGAGCTTGCCAAATTCCCCGATGTACCGCACGGATATCGGACAGCGGCTGAAGAAGCAGCTGCCGCTCTTGCAAGCGCAGGGCTACGCGGCAGGGATGGAGTTCTCGACACCTCTACTCAGCTTGAGCGCGTAACGCAGAAGGCGCTCGATCGCGCCGAAGGCATTCTCGACGTGGATGTTGACATTGTCGATCCAGAGCAAGGCTCAGCGGTGCGCGCGCAGACGTCGGTCATCTCCACCGTGCTCTCGACGCAGGCCAAGGTGGACGAGAACCGGCTGCGGCGCCAGTCGATCGACCGCCTGCCGGCATTGCTCAAGCTCGTCAACGATACGGCCGCAAAACTGCCGAAGATCATCGAAGGGGAACTTGTGGAACCTTGAGACGTTGCTGATCCTATACGGAGAACCGTCATGTCTCTTATCGTGCTGATCATAGTTATTCTGCTGCTGGCCGGCGCTTTCGGCGGCATTGGCGGTGGCTACGGCTACGGTTTTGGCCACTACGGCACGGGCGGCATTGGTCTGGTGCTTGTGATCGTGCTCATCATTTTTCTCGTTGGACGTTAGGAGGCGACCATGCCGATCGGTCTGCTGTTCTGGATGCTGATGATCTTGTGGTTGCTCTTTGGCATCATCTGGTATCGCAACGGAGTGAGCTGGTCCTACGGGTGGAGCGGCAACACGCTGCTGCTGTTCGTCCTGCTTTTCCTGCTCGGATGGCATGACTTTGGTTTCATCCTGCAAGGCGGTGGTGGCCCTTTCCACTAAGCCCTCAAGAACAAAGTCGGGCCTGTCCCCACATTGAAGATGAAGACTGCCCCTACCCTCGCGCCGAACCGGCGCCGCCATCCATCTGCCGCGGTTGCTAATCAGTAGAGTGCTGCTTTGATGAACGCCGCCGCCGGGCGGACGTCGATGGCGTTGCCGAGGGCGCGCAGCTTAGCCACTCTTGCGGGTACCCCATGAGCCAGCAAACGAATTCCGGATTTAACGCGCCTGGCTTTTCCGTCGGCTCCGATGACCCAATCGAAGTCTGGACCATCGTCCCGAGAGGCAGCGCTGGCCCTCGATGCGTGCCCGTGGATTCCGACAGACGGGCCTTGCGCGCGATCACAACTTCTGGCGGCGTCTCCGGCTCCATTACACAGGGCGTCGGCCACGTCGCCGCAATCGCGTGGCTCCGTATCGCCACCAGCCCTGCGCTGTTCCCCGCTTCGTTGTTGCCGTTCCTCGCGGGCGCAAGACTGGTTGGAGTCGGCCACGGTGAAGCTTCGATGGCTTGGCGTGGCAGGGGGCGACCCTTCGCACCATATATTTCCTTGCTCGACTTCTGCGACCGATCCGAGCGCCAATCCCGAGCGGCCGGTGTTGCCCATGTCTGAGGCAACAAACCAATACCTGTCCCGAAGGTGGTCCGCACCAGCGCTCGCGGCTTCGATAGGGATTGCCCCCACGGCGTAGCCCAAGGCTTCCAGATCACCTCGCACAAGTCCGAGCCATTGAGACGCGGACGCAACCTGCTCTCCAAGGACGATTGCAGGGCGGCACTGCTCGATGAGATCGCGCCAGACCGGCCAGAGGTGCCGCTCGTCCTTGAAACCTTTCTGCTTGCCGGCGAGCGAGAAGGGTTGACAGGGACAGCTACCTGTCCACAAAGGGCGGTCGTCGGCGATACCAGCAAGGCGCAAGGCGGCGGACCATCCGCCAATGCCGGCGAAGAAGTGACATTGCGCGAAGCTTCCAAGATCGCTCGGCGCGACGGCAGCGATCGAGCGAGTATCCACGGGTCCATCGGCGATCAATCCTTCCTTGATCAGGTTGCGCAGCCACTCCGCGCAGTACGGATCAATTTCGTTGTAGTATGCTGTCATGACGCTCAGCCAGATCCGTAACGGTCGCCAATAGCCCGCCCATGGCCGGGTGCTCGGCGTCGGCTTCAATGCACACCACCTGCGCGCCTGGGATGTCGGTGCCGGCCGACAGGGTGATGGGGCGCTTGCGGTTGATCACCACTTGCGCCTTCTCCAGCGCATCGAGAACGAGACGAGCCGACGTCTGCCGTTTTCCTGCCCAATCACTAAAAATTGATTGAGAAATATAAACCCGTTTGGTTTCAATCTCATAGCGGATCGACAGCCGGTTATTAGGTTTTTGGATGACGCCCACCTGCTTGCCGCGATGATACCGATCCCGCACCACCAGGGTCTCGCCAAAATGTTCGTTGATGAACTCTCCTAACGCGGAGATCGCGTACTCTACCGGCGTCGATGAAGTCACAGTACCGGCGTTCTTGGCGTTGCTTAAGTCATTGATTAGCCAGTCGATGATGCGATCAACCTGAAAATGCAGGATGCCGAGATGATTGACAATCTTGGCGGCGACCGCTATTGCGCCGATCGCTCGCACGCGAAAGCGAAAGGCGCTTCCCACCCCGGTCATGTCGTAGATGTCCTGCGTCCACTTCTCCAGTGCGGCGCGCGTGAAACGCAGCACCTCGGGATCGAGCAGATACCTCAAATAGGCGTCGCCCGCGTGACCGGAATTGTCGGTGAGGATGCGCTTGAGTCGGTCTCCCTTGGTCTTGTCGATCGACGGGGGTAGCTCAGAGGACAGTTCGAGAACACGGAAAGAGGGTGCGTCAACGCCATCTCCCTGCAGCTGATCGAGCAGGCTATTATTCGCAGCGGACAGCATGATGGTCTGCCAGTTTGCTTTTTGGTGTCGGATTGTTCCATCAACCATCCCCCTCATTCGATCTCGCCCTTCTGTGAACATCACTACCATGCGGCGGATGTATTCGGGGTCCTTGTCACGCAGCTCGTCGTAGATCACGGGCAAGTTGCCCAGCGTGCCGATGGCGATCGGCTTCGACACTCGCGTATCCTCATTCGTCAACGATAACCCCTCCTTCGTCCCCCACACCGTCCAGGCTCCGGTCAGCGCTGTCGTTTTGCCCATACCGCTCCCAGGGGTGAACAGGTGCAGGATAGCACCGCCCTCGTCGGTCGATTGGAAGCGCATCAAGGGGGCTGCGAAGCTAGCCAGTACGATCGTCGAGTATGCTTCCATGTCGGAAGCAAACAGACTGTCGGCCGCATCCGTCCAGGCACGGACGTCGCCACCCTTTTTTGGTCCTATCCATTGGCTTCTTGTCTCCACTTCCTTGGCGCCGATCGCTGTGACCGGGCCGACCGCGGTGTAAAGCACCTTGCCGTACAGAAACGAGGTATCGCTGTTCTTCCAGCCAAACTGATCGTAACGCAGGTGGGTCTCTTCAAGTTTGTGAAATTCGTTCACAGCATCCCTCGCATAGCTAATAAAAGATTTCGCGTCGTTGATCACGGCTCCCTTGCCGAACATCTCCGCTATTCCGGTGCCGCCATGCAACATCCTGGCGTCTATCAGAACGTCGCTCCAGCCCTCCAGCGGCAAAAATTTCTTGAAGCGGTAGTTGAACACGCCGCGGTCCAGCTCTGCCGTCTGCACCCCGTTGAGATATACCGGGTGCTCGCACATCATTTTGTAAACCGGTTCGCCCTTGTCGTCCTCTATCGGGACAGAGAGCTGATTGGTCGGGGTCCATTTAAAAAACGCCGGTAAGTCCGGCAGGGGGTCATTGTCGGGGATCAGCTCGCGGCTCGTCGAGATCCGGACTTCGGGCGCCTGGACCGGGACGCTGATCGGGCTGTTAATCTTGCCGTAGAGCGGGCACGCTGCACAAGTGGAAGGTTCAAGATCATAGAATTTATAACACGTAGTTGCGCCTGTAAGAGATCGTGCTCTAATGAACTTAGCCGCCGTCTCAGATACAGAATATCGCGGGTAGTCATGGGCGCTCCATTCATGAGCCTTTACTCCTCCGTCTGCGCAGAACGCCAGGACACCGAGACATGCGTACCAAATTGGTTCCGGTAAATTTCCGCTCCTTCGCAATTGATCGAGTTGAAGGCATCCATCAGCGACTTGATCTGCGTACACAGTGTCGTAGCTTGGCTCTGACCAGAGGCGTCCGATGATTGAAGTTCCGTTAATCGGCGCTCGATCTCGTTGCAAACCTCTTCCCATTGTTCTGACGGCATGGGATCGGAGTGACGCAAATGTTTCAATAGCATGCTGTTTGGTATTGCACGGATCGTACTGGACAAGTTGCTCTCCCTCTTTTCGATTATGCGTTCCCGGTGTTCTAAGGATCGATGCTATGTCGGCGGTGCGGGCGGGATCAACCAGAAGCCCTTCTCGGGCGCACAGACTTTTAAGGCCGCTGGCGTACAGTTGCCAGGTATCGGGATCGAGGGTTTCATCAAGGGGCCAATAGCAATGTATACCAAAGCCAGAACCGACAAACAAAGGCACAGGTAGATGTACGCGACGACAAAACTCGACCACTGCAACCGCCGCAGCCTGCGCGTCAGGATAAGCCTTGCCCGGTCCTGCATCGACGTCGATCCAGAGCGATCGCGCCCCGAACGCATTTGCTCCCTTGCGGCTTCCAGTCGTTCGGAAGGAAGCGCAGGCGTGATAGACGGTGCATCCTCTCGCGTCTTGCGCCAATAGGACATCAGCCAGCTCCTCGATCGACTTGCAGAATATCTGACGCGGAAAGTCTACGCCTGGTTTAGGCTTTGCGACGTTGAAGATGACAGCGCAATAGTAACCTTCAGGCGGTAGCACGCACGTCAGGAACGCTATAGTGTCGTTCCGCGTCATCGAGCATCCCCCGCACAAATTGTTCTCGTTCGGTCCAGCTCAGGTCATCCCCGATCGGATAGTAATCGGGGCGAACCCGCAAGCTGTATTCGAGAAGGTCGAGACGGTGCATGGCTCGCTTGGCCTGCGGGCCGAAGGGCTCGCGCCCCTCAACCCAGGTGTTGACCGTCGAACGCGGGCGCCCAAACCATCGCTGCAGGTCCGAGACGGTAAACCCGCCCCGACGCCGACAATTGTTGAGCCGTTCCGAGAAAATTCTCATGGAACTATCTCCGCGACGGTAAACTCATCGCCTGTTGCACGGCGCTGGCAATCTCGGCCGGCGGGGGAGGTGCCTGAGCAATACCAAAGCGCGCAGGCGATGCCGGCGTCTGCGGCACACTGTTGTCCGGCGCCCGGCGCAAGAAGGCCGGAATATCACCGTTCGCACCTGCAGCGGTTGCTTGGCCGTCCGCAGGTTGAGCAGGTGGTGTAGCAGCCGACATAAAAGGCGCCGATGCCGGTGCCCCCGCGGGTAACTGTGCTTGTGCCTTTGGCTGTCGTGGAGCCCGCGGCGCACGAGGCTGCGCGGCGCCATTGGTCGGCGGTGGTAACACCTGCTGTTGCGCGGGCTGACGCGGCGGTAGCGCGTGCTGAGCAGGCTGCGGTTGAGGCGCGGCGATGGCTGCCTGCGCGGCCGGCCGCGGCAAAGCACCGAACACGTTCGGGTCGATCGCCACGTCGTTGCGACCACAGGCAATGGCGCCGAGATCCTTGTTGAAAATGTACTCCACCTTCTGCAACGAGATATCGTCGTCGGCCCATGCGGAACACGAGAACAGCATGGTGAACTGCTTCTGCGGATCGAACTCGATGCGGGTGACGACGTCGCAGATGTCGCAGGGGCGGTTTTGCGTTGGGTGGTTCTGCGTCGCCAGCCAGGTGGTGTAAGCCTTGAAGTTGCTCAGGCTCCCCGGCGTCACGACAAACTCATAGACAGTAATGTCCTGCCCGCCGTCAGCCTCGATCACGCCCAGCTTTTTGCGCTTGGTGCAGGCGGTCGTCGGCTTGCCGGTGAAGGTCACGTCGGTGCCGCGCACGTTCTGCGGACACTGCAGACACGTCGGCGCCTGGGGCTGCATCGCGTCCTTGGAAGGGCCACTCCCGTTGTCCGAGAAGCATTCCGGCGGTGCGTCGCTGTTGGGATCGTAGGGACCATCGAAATAGACGCGAGCGTCGAAACGGTTGGCATCGACCACGATCACGTCGATGTAGTGGGTGTCAACCGGGCGCTCGGCCGCCGCGGTGATCCAGCGGAAGCGACCGCCGCGGATCGAGATATGGGGCCCGCGCGTTGTGCCGAGACCGGCGGAAGCGTCGTCGAGCAGACGGCGGCGGGAGGGAACTGCGACTTGCTGGTTCATGGTTAACCTTTCCTTATGCTGCATGCGACGTAGGGCTCGACAACAATGCCGGGCGGCGGGTTCTCGTACTTGTCGAGATGTTCCTTGATGGGGTCGATAAGCGCACCAACATCAACCATGTCCCAATGATCGCTTTCAATGACATACTTGAGAAATGCGTCACGGTTGTCAACCTTGGCTTTCAGCCCGCGCCTGAGGTAGGCTGTTCCGAACCCATCGGACTTGAAATTCTGCAAACCCTGTTGCTGTAGCATGACGCCGCAGGCGTTTTCAAGCGCCCGCAAGCCCTCCTTGAACGGTTTCCACTCCGCATCGAAGGCTTCCTGCGCGGCTTCGAGCGCGGCCTTGATCTCGGCATGCTTGGCGATCATGTCGCCAATCGTCGGTTCTGTCATCACGGTTGAGAGTGTCATCGATATCTCCGGTATTGTTGGTGCCGATCGCGCTGGCACTGGCGGCAACGCCGCGAACCACTTTTTGCATCGATCATGGCATCAGCGAGAGAATGCCCATGAATGCAGAATTTCTTTTGTGCTCGTTCTCCACGACGTACGTTCTCCAATCGCGTAACCGGCTCCAAGTGATCCGGGTTTAGACAGCATCGCACACGGCACAAGTGATCCAGCACTAGCCCCTCAGGTATAGGACCGACTAACAATTCGTACACCTTGCGATGTAGTGCTCCACCTGATCTCCTTGCGTACCCTTGCTCAGTGTAGCCCATCCAGATCCAGCAACCACATTCGGTTATGCGTACGATGTCTTTCTCAATCCAGTCCGGCAACGTGTTCACTGGTCTTGGACCATCTTGAGGATGGCCCCCTGCATGCTTGTGTTGGTCGAGATCCGCTTGTAAATCTCCCGCTCGACTGCGGTGGAAGCTAGTTGCACAATAGTGGTAGGAACGACTTGCCCAGGACGATCAATGCGCCGGTTGGCCTGCAGGTATAGTTCTGTCCGATCCGGTGCGCCGTACCAGCACACGACAGAAGCAGCAAAGAGATCGAGACTGTGAGACATTGCCGCGGGATCGGCAATAATGAGTTGAGGATCGTTATCCTGTTGAAACTTCTGAAAAATCTCATTTCGCACCTTGATCGGAACTTCGCCGTTGACCATCGCTCGCGAGTATTCCTTCAGGTCTTCATACAGCAGACGTACGATGCTTGTCAATGGGGTAAAAATAATAACTTTGCGGCGTGCTTCCTCGATTACGGCCCGCAGCTCGCGAAGTCGCGGAGCGCAATCCAGCCGATGGGTACGATGCTCGCCATCATAAACAGCGCCGCAAGAAATCTGTATAAGTTTAAGTCGAAGTGCAGCTTCGTTAACTGCGTTAACAACTCCTCGTTCAAGCTGGAGTGTAAGGTATCGCTTGAGTTCTCGGTAATATTTATTCTGTTCATCACTCAACTCCACGTCTCGCATCTGCTCCGTACACGGCGGAACGTCCGTACACTCTCGCATCTCGTAGCGTATCGACGGCTGCAGCAGCTTGTGCGCTTCCGCTTCGGCGCCGACACGCGGCACCTCCTTGAATTGGGAGATCGGATACATGATCCGTTTGCGATAGGACTGATAGCTTTCACCGAAAGCGTTGTTGACGAGGCGGGCGATCCCATGCGCGTCAAGCGGACCATTCGACGTCGGCGTACCCGTCATCAGCCAAAAATAGGGTTTGTGCGCCAGCACATGCCGCGCAATCAGGTGCCGCTTGGTGGTGCCATCCCGGTACGCGCTGGCCTCGTCGATGCAGCAGATCGCGATGTCCTTGCGGCTTGCGAGTTCCTTGGACATGCCGCCCAGCTCTACCTTGCGCCGGTTGCCGACGCGCTGGATCTTCGCGCCGACGTTAACGCCTTCGTAATTGATGATGTAGAAATCGACGTCCTTGTTGAGTTCGCGCAGCCGTTTCTTGGGGTCTCCGTGCAGGATGGCGTAGGTCCGTCTCCCCAGGAAGTGCGCGGTGATGGCGTCGCCCCAGGTGCGTTGCATGGTCGAGATCGGAGTGACGATCAGGCACCGCATACCTGGATTGCGCTCCATCAGGTAGTCCGCGGCCCAAAGTGCTGCCAGCGTCTTCATGGTGCCCATGTCTGAGAGGTTGAAACACCGCGGGTTCTGCACCATGAACTCGGTCATGACCTTCTGGTGCTCGCGCGGGCGCCACGGCGCCTTGATCGGCCAATCGTAGTCTTGATCGACCACGGGCACGGTCGGGAGCTTGCAGTATTGGGCGACTTGGCAGTTATACAGACTGACGGGGGCGGCCAGATAGCCGTTGCGCAAATGGGTGGCGTGCTCGAACAGCGGCAGGATCTCCGCGGCGTGCGGGGTGTCCCAAACCATGGTGTTGGATTGCTGGTCGTGCCAGAAGGTCATTGTCCGTTCGGAAAGTGAGTGCCCCACCACGCGCAGAAGTGCTCGAAGCTGTCAGTCCACATCGCTTCGCCGCCGGCCTTGTGGATCTCGCGCATGCAAGCCTCCTGCAGCGGCGTCGGCCGGTTGCCGGGCGCTTTGGTCTCGATCGAGAAAAACACCCCGCGGTAGCAGCCCAGGATGTCCAGCGATCGTCGGCCGTAACCTGACTGCACGGGCATGAAATAGTAGGCGCCCTGCTTTGCGAGAAACGCCTTGATCTTGTCCTTGAGCAGTCCTTCCGGCGTTTTCATGGCGCGGGCTTGTCCGGTTGCACCACGACGAACGGAACTACCTTGGCGCCCTGCTGGACGGTCTCGGCGGTGTACTCCGCGACGAAATGGATCTCGGATAAGGGGATGAAAAAGCCCAGCCCCAGCACAAAGCCATCGTTGCGCACGGCCTGCATCAAATTGGCGAGTGTCGCTCCTTCAGGGATCGGTTGATCAAACGCGACGTCAGTGTTTTTTACGTAAAACCTAGCTACCTGCATTGACATTCCTCCCGGTATAATGCTCACAGTCCTTTACAGGACACCAGTTACAGAGGGGGCTTTTGCGCTTTGGCCATGCACCGTTGCGCAAATAGTCTTCCGCCTCGTTACGCAGCTTCCATATCCGGTTGTACGTGTTGGCGTGATCCCTGATATTGTAGCGCAGCCCGCTTTGCCCGGTTCGCATCCAGAAATATTCTCCGACGATACTCTCCAGCGTCGGGTAGTGCACCTTCAACAGCAGCGCGCCGCATTCAAGCTCGAACGGATCCTCGCGCACGTTCCCGGTCTTCCAGTCCACCATCCATGCGTGTTGCCGGCTCTCTGGCATGGTAACACAATCGAGCTTGCCACGGAACCAGGCGTTGTCCTTGTCCTCATAGTCGCAAGGCTGGCCGTTCTGCTGCATGGCGAGCGCCAGCTCGACCTTGACCGGCACTAGCCTGGACGTATCGTAAAAATAGGTCGAGACCTTCTCGGCGGAAGCACACTCGTCCGGCAATGGAGAGCCGTGTTTGATACGGTTCTCCATTGCCTTGTGGACGGTATCGCCCCAAATCATCTGCTCGGTCTTGACGAACGGCACCGTCTTGCCGACATAGACGTGATACGCCTTATGTGGACATTGCTCCAGCTGGCTATAGAAGCTGTATGTGCCGATCGGGAGTTTCACAGGAAGCCTTTATCCTTGGCGAGCCATTCGGGCATTGTAAACGTGCCGTCATCGTTCTTTTCGACTTGCGATTTTGGCACCCATTCGGTTGTTTTGCCATCGAACAAGCGCCATGCTTTTGCTGTCTCACCGTGGATCTCGGCGGTCAAATCGTACAGCTTGGCGTCCTGCGTGCTCATCCATACACCTGCCCAAGCGCCGCGATCACGTGCTTGCGCCCCGATCGCGGCATATCCTCCAGCACCTGCATGGCGTTGGCGAAACAGGCGCTCTCCTGCTTGTTGAGAGACGCGACGATCTTCAGCACGGCATGAAGCTTGTTCTTCATCTCCAGCGGGCGGTTGGGGTTCTTGGCTGGCTTCGGCGCTGCCTTGATCTTCGCTCGTTTCGCCACGTTCTTCCTCCTGTTGCGGTTGATCTTCTTGATCTCGGCCGGTGCGAGCCTCTGTAGCGAGTGCTTCGGCGGCGTCTGCCGCTTGTGAGCAGGCTTCTTCGCGCGCTTGCGCCGTGCCTTCGGCGCCGCAGGCTTGACCGGCGGCAGGGGGCGGTTAGCCATCACGCTCTCGGGCGACTGCGCAGCACGAGAAGGGATCGCCGCGACTGGCGGGGTGAACGTACCTGCATCCTCGTCTGATTTCATAAGAGTTTCTCCGGTTTGGCAAGGGTCTGCGAAATGTAGCCCTCGCTGTCTAAAGGGATGCCAGGAAGCCACGAGGGTGCCCGCGAAAGTGCTTGCTGAACAAAGAGCAATGCCGCTTCTGCCTCGTGCTCCCTGACAACCGTCACAAGCTTATCATGCTCCATCGTGACAATGTCAAGTCCCGCCGCGCGACATTCGGCCCAGGCCTGGCGGATAAAGGTACTGCGTAAAGCCTGCATCATCTGTTGGACAAGCATGCCGCCCCACAAATGAGACCAGCGATTTTTGGAAATAAGCATCTTAAAGCCTTGATCTTCCTCATCCCATTCTAGCGTGTCGTATCGTAGCGGTACTCCATTGGGTAGCCAAATAATTTTGTCCTGGATGTGCACAACATGCCAGTCGAGTTCCATCCCAGCATGCATCTTCCGAAGCACAACATTACCTTGTTCCCACAAATCTGTCACAAAAGGATGTGTTGAACGATACGCGTCTCTCCAGCCGACTCCTTGTTCATCGGTACATTTTATTCCAAATGTGCGCAATGTACGGGCTATTTTTGTGCCGCCAGCACCGTATCCAGACATCAACTCAACTCGTTTTCCGCCTTCACGTTCATCAGGGTACGTTTCTTTGGTGATTGAAAAGCCATAGAATGCGCTTGCGACACCTGCGTATGGATCTTTGTGTAAACGAAAGTCTTCAATTTTGTCTTTCTGCCCGGCGATCTCGTTGAGTAGTCTACATTCAATTTGACTGGCATCAGCAACCACCACAAGGGAACCAGCGGGCGCCTTAATTGCTGCGGCAATCGGTCCTCTTCTTTTAAAATTCTGCCAGTTGACTTTGTCCCCGCCGCTCCAGCCGGCCAAATGCGTGCCGGCATAGTTGAGATAGACGCACATCTTGCCACGCGTGCTCATCCACCCCAGCCGCGCGGTGCGTGTCTGCACGCCGTTACTGTGCGCTTCCAGCTTGGCTTGTGCTAGCGCCGCGATGCGATCGTCTTCGTGGTCGAGCAGGTCGCGCATGAAGTCGTCGGTTTTTGCGAAGCTGTAAAGCCATCGCGTCGAGCCGTCGGCAGCGTCCTTGCCCGGCTTCTGTTCGGGCTCGATGCCTTCAGCGCGCAACAGTTCCGCGAACTTCCAGTTCTTTCTCAGCTCCGTGGCGGTGACGCCCAGCTCGTCAAGCAGCGCACGCCGGTCATCTTCTTCTTTTTGCCAGATAGCAGCCAGGAGATCGGTATCACCTTCCAATACAGGACAGCAAAACATTCTGATTGTGGCATCAATGAACTGAAGTTCATGAGGAGGAAAAGAAGGTACTTTCATAACTCCCCCTTCAGATACGCGACAATTAATTCCAGCTCCGCAATCGTCGCATCTCGTCTGTGGGCTTTGCTTTTCTCAGACACCGTCACATCCTTTCATCAGGATGCAGAATAGCTGCCATGTCAAAGCAACATCATCGCAACACCCCTGCGCCACCGCTTGCTGTATGGCTGGTGATAGCTCATGCCAGTGCTTCCCCTTGAACAGATCGTACGGTACGGTTTTGGTTCCCAGGCCGAACAGCTTTGCCAGGCTTTCGAGCGAGACCGAAACATCCTGCCCCAGCAGCAGACGCCCCATCGACATGGTGTCCAAGTACATCTTAGGCACGATGCCGTAGTGGTGCGCCAGGATCAGTCCGTCGAACTGCGTGTGGTGGCAGAGCAGCGCGGTGTTTCTCCAGTCAATATCTAGATTTGGTTTGACGTTGATGCCTGCAAACCAAGTAATACGTTCACTTCCTGGCCAACGTATGGAAACACCATGTACCTCAAAACGCGGATCACGTACGTATGCTTCCGTCGTCATCTTCTTGAGTGTGTACTCGTCGTCGTAATAAGTCTCGAAAGTCCAGCGTGATTATATCCATCACGCATCTCCTTTCCAAATTCCGATATCAAATAGAATCGGAATCGTCCCAAATGTCAGCAGGATCGCGCACCGCCTCTTGGGCATTGCGTCGGTCATGGGCGGCTCCGATCCATCGGAATTGGCACGGAAGTGTTCGGCAAATAAAGAGGATGTTTCGGCTGGCCCGACTTAGTGAAGCCGAGCGCGAAATGCTCCTTAGTGTGCATCCACCCGCGCAATGTCTCGGCTTGAAATTCGTCGCCGTGAGCGCCCCACGCGCAAATGATGATGCCGGAATTACGCGCGGCCCGTTCGACGTATTCTTGGTTCTTGTGGTGGTGCATCGCTTCGCCTGCCGCAAAAAGGTCTTTTGGATCGGTCGCGCGATAGGCGTAAAGGTTGACAACTTCGACGCGATCAAACTTTAGAGCTTTAGCAAAGCCTACGCAGCGACGGATCGTCGGATCGTCTTGTTCGGCGTCGGCCGTTGACGGATTGAGCATCACAAAGACGCAAGAGAGAGGGTCACCAAGTTCGGCCCCGTTACCATCTTTGTCGCCGTACCATCGCCAATGTTCCTTGGTCGCTACGCCGCGCCACTCCCGCCAAAGCGAGAAGCGATATTTCCCGCATGGCGAGATCGAAGCCCCCTTGGCGACATACTCGCTCATCCCCCGTCTCCCTGAGTTGCGGGAAGCGGGGCGGTGAGAGCGCGGTCGATCTCAGCAAGTAATTCGTCACGTTCCGCGGGGAGCGCCAGCACATCAGCGAGCGCAGCCTTGTAGCCGTAATGCCAATAGGCGCGTTCAGGCGTGTTCTCGTCCAGATGCTTCTGATCGGCCACAACATAGGGCGAGTTGTCCGCAAGCCACTTCGAGATTTCATCGTGGCGATGTTGCAGCGCCTCTTTCACCTTCATTGCGTCGGTCATGGGCGATCCTCAGTTGCGGGAAGCGGGGCGGCGATAGTATAGCCACTCAACTCGCATTTCTTCTGCGCGTGACACCAACCAGTATTTTCACATTTCGGACACGCCTCCACCGCGCCAGCATTGCCGGAGAGGGCATTGGCTTCCGGCATCATTGATGCGTGTTCTCGCATCGCCTGCTTCATCGCACCGCGCTGTCCAGCATCGCTCATGATCGCCTCCGGCAAAATATTGCGTATACCAGCGCGACAACAGCGATCACCACGATCGCCAGCGCGGTCAGGTCCAATGTCGGACCGCAGCCGGTCGGGCATCCAATGCCGTAGTTGTAGGGGTTCATTACAGTGTACATCTAAAGCCTCCCAAACTGTGCCAGCTCGTTCAGCCAGCGCGCAGGGTGCATGGTCCCCTCGTTCGGCCAGCGGATGTTGAATATCGGCGGATCTTCAAAGCGGTTCTCGCCCTGCCGCGGCGTCTCGTACTGGAGCACCGGCACTTTGCGCTTGATTTCCTTGACGGGCGCCGCCTGGTGCCGGCCGCGCGAGGCATCCCAGCAATGCCCCTTGCCGTGCCAGTACAGCCAGGACGTGGCGTGCGCGGCTCGCGCTTCCTTGTAGGTTGGGCATGAAGGTGATGCGCTGGCGCAGCCGGCGAGAGCTACCGTGAACAGCACAGCGAGCAGTAGAAGACGTTTCATGGGGCACCTTGTGAACCTTGTTAATCTAAGGCGCCTCAACCGTCAAGCCATCTTTCTTCGCTGACAGCTCGATCTCCACGGCGCCGTCCACGCTGGTGGTCAGGTACATCCGATCCGGCACCATGATAACCGTGTTCTCGCAAAGCCATACATAGCCGCGCCTGGTGTGCGCCAGGACGTCAACGGTCTCGCCGCGGCGGTTGGGAATCAAGCACAGGTCCGGCCCCAGCCAGTTCTTGCGGTGGTCCCGCTCGTGGTCGAGTTCGTAAAGTGTTGCGGTCATTGAGCAAATAAATCCTTTTGTCTCGCAAGCGCGACATTTACTGCGCGTGATCTGTTCGCGGGGGCAGTGGAATGGCCACCTGCACCATGGACATTGTTTAACGACGTAGACAATGAATTGAGGCTTCATTCGCCGTACCTCTCCCGATGTTTCTGCGCAATCTCGCCCGCCGGCAGGTTCACGATCTCGTGACGGTCGCTCCAGAGCGCGTACAGGCGCCGCGCCAGGGTGTATGCGTCGGCGTCGGAAATGAAATGACCCCGTTTAGCCAGCTCGCTCTGGATCAGGTCGGCGGCGCCTTTGATTTTGTCGGTCATGGTCGGCAATCCCATAGAATATGATTGATGACTTTGTGAATTTGTTCGTCAGTTAGTCCGATCTCTTTACCCTTGCGCTCGACGGCATCGCAGCAATCCTTGTATATCGCTTTTGCAGCGTCCTGCGCGGCATTCTCTTTGTTGTTCTCCCCTTCCTCCAGCCCGTTTTTAAAGCCCCGATCGTACTCCTCCTCGGAGATTTTTTCGATCTCCTCGGCTTGCTCCTCTTCTGTCGGGATGAGCAGGATGCTGTCTACTTGATCAATGAATTGTTGAGGCATCCCGCCGTCAATGGCGCTGTAGCGAAGCCAATCAACAAATTCATGCGTCGTCATGTTCGATCGAAAATACATCGTTGCACCTCTCTATGATGCGCTCCCGCGCTGTTCTCAGGATCTCGACTTGCTTCCTGGGCCACGGCGTTACTCTGCCACACTCCCAATTTGAAACGGTTTGCACCGTCACAGTCAAGCGCGCGGCCAGCTCAGCTTGCGTGAAACCAAGCTTAAGCCGTGCGGCCCTGATCTGGTCGGCGAAGGTCACTTGATTTTGGTAGCGCGGTAAAATGCGAGCACCATGGCTTCGTTGTAAGCCTTGTGCGCGGGCGCCGTGGCTTCGTTGTAAGCCTTGTTCGCGGGCGCCATGGCTTCGTTGTAAGCCTTGTACGCGAGCACCTTGGCTTCGTTGTAAGCCTTGTTCGCGGGCGCCATGGCTTCGTTGTAAGCCTTGTTCGCGGGCGCCATGACTTCGTTGTAAGCCTTGTTCGCGGGCGCCATGACTTCTTTGTAAGCC